CTGCAGTGAATGCCCTTGCGCTCGTAGTCTGTTCGTGTACATGTGAGCGTCGCTCCAGCTGATCCCGATGGCGATTTCGTCGTCGCCACACATTTGCAGTCGTGCTATTTTGATGGTGTGCCCATCGACTCTTTTAAGCTCATCGAGTGCCATCTGGGCGTATATGTAATGCAGCAGCGTGTTGTCCTTTGCCGTGTCACGTTCGCCACTTGACAGGCCTTGCATGCATCTTGTTTCCCCAAGCCAATGGTTCAAGTGAGCTCGAGCCATCCATAGGGCTGCTGTTGCCTGCTTGTAGTTGCCGACGCGCAGGTAGTTTTTTGCCATGGCGGTGCACAGTAGTGATCTGCTCCTTTGCGTGTGTGTGTTGTTGAATTCAGAGTAGTCAGCGCAGGCTATCATGCCTATATTGCCTTTGACTGTATGGTCTACAGCCTGTTGGGTTTGCCGCACATCCTCGGGCCTTTGTCGCATGACGCAGCCATCCATAGACAGGTATTTTTCCATGTTGTTTGAAGCGAAGCTTGCTACAAGGTAGGACTCGTCGTCACTTGCCCTGAGTGGTCGTCTTTTGAATCCTGGTTCGTTCTTAGTTGCTTTTCTGCATCTTATGGCTGGGGTGCTAGCTATGATATTGTCTAGCTTGTCGTTTGTCCATGTGTTCAGTATGAGGTTTTTTGTCGACCTCATCCCATCAACCTCACTCAATTTGTTTGCTAGTGTGGTTTCGCGTATCTTTGTTGATGAACTGCCTGAACCCAGCCATGCTGCCCTACTGCCCCACCAACTTTCGGGAGTTTGCGGTGCGTCAGGCGCAGAAGCCATAGCTGCTTCGAAGAATTTTAGCAGTTTTTTGTATGCCGCATTGTGCCATGCATCGCATAGTGAGTCACGACAGCATGAGTAGTAGTGAGCATGCGTGACGGTTGTTCTTTCGGATAGCTCAGCTTCCAAGTCATGTGCTCTCAAGTCTCTGCCTAGTATTGTTTTGTAACGTGCAACTAGTGTGTGCTTGTAGTTAGGTGAGATTTTTTCTGATTTGCCTTCTAGGTGTAGCGACTGCCTGGCAATGTTTTCAATACACTCTATGCCCCTCTCTATGTGCTCATTCAAGGGCCAATAAGCAAGTCGTTCAGCAGTCTCCGGAAAGCCTGCATACACCAAGGAGTCAGCCAGCATTATAAAGCTGGCAACTACATAAGAAGATTCGCCAATGTTGTTATTTAGTATATGCTCAAGCATAGGCCCCCGTAGACTCGTCCTGTTGGTCACGCTTTGCAGTGACGTCCTCATTCGGCCTAGGAAGCCGCTTGGCACGTCGTGGTACATGCCGTCTGCTATGGCCGGCTTTTTCTGGTTGTCAGGCCCTTCGTACCTGACGTCTGGGCCGCCCGTTTTTGCATGCCATGCTGCATAGTCGCCGCTTGCTTTCCAGCGGCACCATGTTTCAGCGTCGCAGCAACCTGGGCCAGCTGCCAGTCTTGTCAGGTGGCCGCAGCAGCTTGCGTTGCTTCTGGCAGCGCTGCTGAGAACGACATCGTCTGCAGTGGCGCTGCATTTTCCGCAGGCTGCACTATTGTAGGGATTGGTATCCCGCTGGCTGTTATGCCGCCTGCCTGCTCCTGCAAGTCTGTCGCAGCTTGTTTTGGGCTGCTGTCCATTTGCGCTGCTTGGACAGAGCCCGCACCATTTTTTGGAAGCAGCACCTCCTCCAGTGCGGCTATCTGTGCTGCTGTTTTCCCTCCGCTGTCATCTAGACTCAGTCTCTCCAGGGTAGCAGCACTCCTTTGAGCTGTGACAAGCCTGATTTGTTCTGCCACCTTGGCCTGAGTGTCCCACAGCAGATTTGCTGGGTCGTGCCTTTGCCCTCTACCAAATACCATTGGTAGTCGTTCGCTGATCCATCCCAGGGCAACCAAGTCAGAGGTTAATTGCTCTGGGATCTTCCAATTTTTGAGGGCGTGCATGCTTGGGTGCATCAATATGCTCTGCATGTCGGTGGCCTGTGCTACGAGGGCCTGTATTACCTCGTCTTTGATAGCTAGTGTTGCCGGTGGCGGTATAGAGGAGTTCTCTGTGGCAACATCCTCGGGTTCTGACCCCAAAGGTTCATCCGCCGTGCTTGATTCTGGCTTGTCGGGCCTCTTCTTGTGTTGCTGTTCTTGTGGCGGCGGCTGCTGCTCTTTTCCTGCGTCGTCGTTTGCAGGCATGGTCTTGCTGCCACCACCTTGTTGTGCGTCGTTGTGATCGTCTGTTCCTCCTGCATCTTCCGCGGGCATGAGCTCGTTGGTTTCGTGGTTTCTGCTTGCAGCATACCATGTGCAAGAGTTGTATCCTTGCAGTGTGGCGACAGTCTCCAAGTATTGTTGCATATTTGCAAATCTGGCCACATAGTCAACTCTCAGCCAGTCGTGCGTGTCTCCCGGCATTCGTATTGTCTCGCCGTTTTTTGCGCCTGGCCACCAGTTTATCTTTTGCATCGTGTTCGTGTTCTTGTTTGTCAGCATGTAGCCTACTTCGGCTCCTCTTAGCGCAAAGGCAGCCACGGCTGCACCGTGTTTGACAGAGCCAGCAACCTGTTTTAGCAAGATTGGAGTATTTAGTGATAATCGTGCGAGTGGGTCAGCTGTGATCTTGTAGAACCTGGCAGCTCTGGCGTCTTCGTGGGGCATCTTGTTCAGCCATAGCAGTGCAATTTCGAACAGGCCAGAGTTTGCAGTGGCGAGTTTTCTAATTGCGTTTCTGCTCAATGGTTGGACCTGCAGAGCCCAGTAGCTCCATGGGGTTGCTTCTAGTATGGTTGCTATGTGGGCAGCGCAGAGGGCTGGATTCCAGCCTTGGTGGCTTGATGCGCCGTGGTGGCGTTGGTATGTCCTGTAGGCTTTGCTGGAGACGTCATCCCACCAGCCAGGTGTTGCGGAAGCTCGTGCACTCATTTCGAGTGTGTTTATGTATTCTATGCCACGCACTGCCGCCCCATTCATTATAGCATATGCCCCTTCGTCCTTGATTGGCATATTGTCTGCTGGTGATTCCGCTGTAGTTGCCCATAGTGTGAAAGGAGCAAGCACTTGCCCAGCTGTCGCAGTGAGTGGTAGCTTCATGACTATTTTGCTGTCCTGTAGTTTTGCTCCAAATAAGCTGTAGCCAGCAGGCCTGTATGCATACGTCGCCACGAAGTTCTTTGCTTTGATGGCTTGAGCCTGTGTGCCAGTGGTTGTCTGCAGCCATTCTATTGTGTCGGCTATCATAGTGGAGGCTACGCCGTCTTGAGCCATCATAATTGTGCTTGCATTGGATGCCACACCACAGCTCTTTATTGTTGGCCAGCACCAGTCTGCCAAGCCTGCGCTGGTTAGCCCTGGGGAAGTTAGCAGAGCAAGTGTCGGCAATATGTCGTCTACATGCGTCATCATCATGCTGTCGTGGTATAGTTTCCCTGCTCCATACAAAGCTGGCCCAGTCAGCATGGCTGCCCAGCTGTGGAATTGATCCACCCCCAGTTCAATGTGAGCTGTGCCGTGCTCGAATCGTGGCGTGTAGCGTTCGCCTCTGAGTTCGGCATCTAATGCACTGTGATACATTGCGTAGCAACGCACATAATACCGTGTGAGTTCAATGGGTTGTCTGGCAGCAGTCCGCATTGCTGCCTTGGCCTGTGGGTCTAGCTCATTGCCCCGAGAGATGCCGGTCCACGATGCCATTGTAGTCATTGTTGATATGAGGTTTCTGTCGAGCCACATGTTGCTCAATCCAGCAAATGCTGGCGCCAAGTCGGCCAGGATGTTGTCCTCAGCAGGATGCTGATACCATATTATTGGATTTTTTACTCTGGAGAGCTTCAAGCTGCATAGCAGCTCCTGCTGTTCGACCACTTTGTTTTTTGCGTCTACGCAGACTAGTTCTCCCTGTATTGCGATTCCGTTGTAGTTGGCGGTGCAAACGGAGGGGCTTTCGTGCTTGCTGGCCTCTTCGGCGCGTCGAACATTCTTTTTCGTGGTTGCGAGATCGGCAGCCCAGGTTGTGGGTAGAGTTCCGAGCGTGAGTTTACGCATGATGTGGCTCTCTGGTGCTATCGCGAAGTTGTCGTAGTCGTCTGCCCATTGTCCAGCTCCTACTAGGCGGGGCCCACCATTTTCTATGGGCCGGCAGAGAAGCATGTAGTAGCCACTGCTCTGCTTTGCCAGGCGTTCCAGGTGTTGCCAAGCGTCGTTTCTTAAGCCCGAGAATGTGTCTATTCGGCGTCCGACCATGCTTATGCATTGATGTCCGTCGATGCCTTTCATGAGCGTTGGTGTGCGGCTTGCGTCAACTAGCTTGATCAGTGCGTACGTTATGTGTACGCTTGGGAGCAGTGGAGCATAGCAGCCGCCCATGGCAGCCTGTGCTGCACCGGCTGTGATCAGTCGTGATGCAGCTAGATCGGTGGTGGCAGACTCGTAGCATGTGAAGCGGAGCTCGGCTTTGGCTCCTGAATTCCAGAATGTTCTTAGTTTGCCCTCGTCTAGTTGCCACAGATGCAGGATCCGTGCAGAAACCAGGTGGGCACCTGTGGCCGTTGCTGTGCTGGCTACAACGCGTATGTCGTGGGCTATTTGGCGGAGTCCAGCAGCGTGCTCATCTTCGCTGTGGTTCAGAGCAATCGTGCCGGTATGTCCGTAGAAACCTTGTTCCCAGTCCTCTGCTAATTCAGAGGCATCTTGGGCGTCGTTTTTTGCGGCGTCCAAATTGAATTTTAGGGCATCCCAGGTGGCTGCTGTTCTAGCAGTTCCCCTGTCACGTGCACTTTTGTGAGTCCAGTTCAGGTGGTTGTTTTTTAAGCTTGATATGGTCGAGTATCCGACCAAGGCTTCGTCTGCGTGTTGACCTAAGTTGTTTACGTAGTGGGTTGAGTGTTTTGTGGTGTCCATTTTGTTTTTTGTTCTAGCTGGCTCTTTGCGAGTTTGACCTAGAAGTTTTTTGTTTGTTTTGGGTGGGGTTTTTACGGTTTTGTTTTTGTTTGTTTGTTT